CAGTAAAATTTAAACTTTGTACTAATCGAACAGTGTTGTCAATTAGTATCCATCGATCTGTTGTTTGATAAACATAATTTTTAAAGACTTTTAAATACGGCACTGATTGGCTAGGAGCAGTTCTTACGTCTAAGGTAAATGCACTGTTGATTCCGTCTGCATTATATCCGATCAGTTGATATTGTTTAGTATCTTCTACTACCGTTCTCCAGGTATTCTTAGGACTTAGTACATCTCTACTGATAACTCTTTGCACGAATCCGGTAGATACAGCGTTGGTTACAGAAACTCCATCAAGTAGATAACTAAAGGTATCAGTATTAAAAAATGTATTAAACTCTAATTCTCCTTGAGTAGCTAAGTTTCTATAACTTAATGGTAGTTGTAGTACTGGGTCAAGTACAGCTGCAGACGATTCTGCATAACCAAATAACTTAGTACCTGCAAAGGTAGTACGTTCAAATTCAGTGAAACTTTTGCCATTGATATCTGCTACGTCAAATAACGGTGCTTGTTGCAGATTTGTTTTTTGTTGACTTTCTTTCCAGTCAATACCGTCAAAATACCACTGTGTTCCTTTGAATCTTCCCTGTGTAATTACCACAGTGTCATATGCTTCACTTGCTCCATCTTCAGCAATTACTAAATTAACGTAAAATTCACCTGAGGGTTGTCGTAGCTCTGTGTCGTATCCGTATTGTACTAATTCTATAGTATAAATTTTATTCTTTACTAAAGGGTCCACTGCGCCTGCAAACAGCACACGAAGTCCGTTGGTTAAAGTCGTGCCAAATGCTGTTAACGCAACTGTGCCTTGTAATTCAGTAAAAGGATCCAACGTAAACAGATCTAAGATATCAACTGCTTGTTTACCAATTCTTCCTTGGTTGACTAATTGTAGATCTAATTCAAATTGAATGATTGGTCGTTTTGCACGATTTCGTTGATCTATTAGAGGAACAGTGTTATTATAAGTTGCTGTGGCAACAATAACGTCCCTATGAAACCAACGATTATTGCGACTCCACGCATTTAGGTCTCTACTAGCGCGATTAATAGTTATGTATTCTGCGTTAGATGAGTTTTCTCCTATACCTAAGGGATAATTTAATGCTAACTCGGCTCGATACGGTTCAGGTGTGACTAATAAATCTACCCAGACTAATCTAATAGAATCGCCAATGTTTTCTGCATAATACTGTTTGTTTTGATAGCTAGCAGGAATTACGTCAGAGCCAAATTCAATTTTTAATCCTGAGGTAAACTGCACACCATTGGGGCTAGTGTAATTTACTTTGCCTATAATATCATTTTCAACATCGATATTCCAACCAACATAGTTAATAATTTTCACTGCCTCGTACATACCAGCAGATGCCGCATCTTGTACGTATAGTGTATCCAATATACTTGATAGTAAAGGAACTTCGTAGAAGAACCCGTCATAATCTTTAAAGTATTCTTTGTTAGCATTAAGTACACCGTATCTAATGTATACTTTTTCATTTATAGCCACATTTTGAATATGTACCAAACGAATTAGCTTTTCAGCTACCCCAGGAACATCAACAAATTTAACCTGCCACACTCCGTAGTGAATTGAAGAAGGTACAACATAACCCACATCATATCCAGGTATTATAGCATTAGTTACTGGGTCAACAACTGCATCATTCGTAAATGCTGCCTGACTTCGATTAACAGTCCCTTCTGGTAATATAAACACTAGATATTTGCCATCAAGTGTTCCTGTAATGCCAGAATATTGCGGATAATTGGCCAAAAATTGACTTAAAAATTTGTTTTGTAGACTAGTATATTCTAAAGGCACTGCATAGTCAACATTATACACAGTTTGCATAATAATAAATCTATCTTGCGCTGTGTCTAATGGTACACGGAAAGTAACAATACCCGAATCTATACCGTTGTTTTCGACTCCTAGAACATCTCTTGCACTTAGAGTAGGTGTTGCTGTTACTCTTCCGTCGGCTCCTAACTCTGTTTGAATCCAAAACGGAAAGCCCGGTTGATCAACAATGAATCGATAAGTACCGCCACGTGCAAGAGTAATGCTGTAGTCTATTTTTCCTTCCGATCTAAAAATGTAGCTGTTTGTGGCCGCATCACGAGTAACAATATAGGTTTCAATTAAGTTGATGCCCGTGGTATTAACTTCCACAGCATCGGGTCCGTCGGGTAGCCAATAGTACTGACTAAAATTAACTAGCTTGTCATAACTAATTTGTGGATCGAAGCTATAGTATTGACTATCAAATAAACGACTATGATCGTCAATGTTACCACCATAATATCTAATTTTATTTAAAAGATCAGGATAGCTGCTAAAAAATGTGATTTCATCTTGTTTATTTTTTACGACCACACCCGGTTCAAGTTGATAATTTTGTCGATCCCCTGATGATTCAGAAATGTAACTATCGTTTACTTTATATGTAGGAGCAAATTTTCTACCTATATATCCGTGCAGTCTAGTTAAATTGGGTTCTTCAACTAGTTGATCCATTGTTGCTGACAAGAATTTATTATTCGTGTCAGATCTGAATATCGTTGGAAGAAAATCTAAAGTTTTTTTAACAGCCATTTATTATACCATTCTCTAAAGTTATACAGTATTTAACCTAACGTAATCTAACTATTTTTGACATTAATAGTACCCGCCGCCACTGCTACTTCCAGCATTAGTAACATCGGTAATCACGGTACCTGCTCTTTGATTAAGTTGCGCGGCTGTGATTGATGAAATTATCTGTACATTATCTACAGTTGCAGCACTAACAACTATTTCATTTACATCAGCATTGATCTGCATCAAACTACCAAATGCACTACTTGTACTTGCAGGCACAATTAGCACACTGGCTACATTAGGAGCTAATGTAGTGTGCAGATATGCAGCTAGTTCACTAAAATAAAACGTTTCACCAAAGTCCCAGTTATCTACAGCAAAATAATTGTCAATGGCTGCAATAACCGAAGTTTGAATATCATAGTCGCTGATAACAATATTAGGATTTTTAATAACTTTAAATGTTGCTTGAAGACTAGGATCAGCTTTAGCACCAAAAATTGGTTTGAATTTTGCAGGATTATAGATAATTGTATCACTAATACTTTTAAAATTTTCCAAACTATTGTAGGTTAAACTCAATTCTTCGTTAGTCGGGTGTATAGGTTTGGCCACTGTATTGCTTGTATCCCGAATCCAAGCGGTGTAATCAATTGCATATTGTTTAGTTAATACATACAAGTCTATAATGTTATTCGGACTTGGGTCAATACGACGATAGTTAGGACTATTATGTCGATACTGAAAATACAAATCTTGTCGACCAATTTTAGCGATATAGTTAGTTACTAAATTTAAAGTGTAGGTTGAGCCAACTACTGACAATTGATAAAACTCATCAGTAGACGGCAAATAGAATAATTGCCCATTTCTATATAGAGTGGCATCAATTTGTGCATCTTGTAAAGTTGCATAATTGCTTAGCACTGTGTTGTTATCGACTGGTGTCTGTACGATAAAATTATCGTATCCTGCTTCGCTGCGAAAATAAACATATTTGCTACTGGTTGAAATTTCTGGTGCTACTATCAGTTCAAATAATTCAGGATTATCTGGTATTCCATCGTTGTCTGTGTCTGGAAATGTAATTAAAATCTTACTAGAATTCTCATAGCCGTCTGATGCTACAATACTTTTAAAAATATACCATATGTAATCTAACGCCAATGGCGCACTGTCATCTGGATTGTTATTAGTTTTTAAAATTTTAATTTGGTCGTATACTGTAGTGCCTGTTGCAGCATCAAAAATCTTAACAGCTTCATCAAAATAGAAATCTGTTTCTAATACGCTTTCGAATATATAATTTAGATTACGATAATAAACAGTATAAGTTTGCCCTACTGTTTGGAATCTAATTAACCAACTGCTGTCTAATGATTGGCCACTGGTATTACCGCTATTAGTTGGGTCAAAAATTTCGCTGGTACTAACGTCGTTTGGTAAAATAATTCTCCAACTGCTGGTATTAACATCATACCTTAGTCCAAAATCTTCGTAGGCCTGCACATATCCTACCATGGTATTGATCAGTGATTCAGAAAAATCAATATTAAATACACTAAACACTCTGTCAGCAATAGCACCTTGTGGTACAATTTGATTTATAATTACCGGACCTGTTCCGTTGGCTAAGTTGCCTTGCCCTCCGTTAGTACCGTCACTGAGTAATTGCTCAATGGTAGCGTAGATATAAATTTTATCGCCAGCTTTGCTTGGCATACCTGTTTGTATGTTATTACGTGCGTCAAAATAATTGCCCTGACCAGCTGAAAATCTTACAATAGCACCTTGGCGTATAAATTTAAAATTGCTATCTACAGTGGGGCCTACTTGTAGGATTTTATCTAACGGATCGTAAAAATACCCTGTGCAGCCGTTTGATATTGCAGAACTGTAATTCCAAAGTATATTCGACACTGAAATCAACGGAAAGTTTGCATAATAGTACTGTAGCATTTCTTTTTGTTGTACCAATGGAACTACTTGATTATACATGGTTTTATAAATGTCATTGGTTGTATTATAGTCAAAGTTAAACGTTGCAATGATTGAGTCACGATATAGCATGCCATCTTGACAGAATATGTTAGTGCTAGAGTACTTGCCTGTTACGTCAATGACATCAAGATAACGACTGATGCCTGAGCTGGTACGATTGACTGCTTTAATTTTTAAAATATCATTGAACAAGGTGTAAGGTAAAATATTATAGTCTTCACCGGTGACCATGCGATTCTGTGTATAAAATTGTTGCGGCGCTTTTTGTCTGATGTCCTCAATGGTGTCACGACTAGTAGCATTAGCCACTGTATATTGTAAACTACCTCTGATAGTAATGGTTTCAATTCTACCGGTTCTACTTACATAGTTAATAGGTACTATAATACCCTGCATCTCACTAGGAGTAATTTTATAGTCTAGCCCGTTACTGACACGATAATATATACGGAAGTTACCTTGGGGAATATTACTAAATGCGCCATCACCAAATATCAAATCAACTTGATCACCTGCCCTAGTTGCCACTTGATAAATGGAACGCACATTACTTTGATTATAGATAACATTGGTATTATTAACCGCAGGTACTTGTTCCCACAATTCAATCGGGTTACCGTCAGCATCTAATCTATAAACCCAAATATCATTATTGTTGATATTGTCAATTGTTACACTGTAAACTCGATTTGGAATACTTTCTGTAAATGCTACATCGGCTGATCGTAATGAGCCTTGCTTAAACATCATAAAGAAACCAGTATTGATGCTGCTATTACCTAAATTATCGTTTTTGTAAAGTAGATTGAATGGTAAATTAGGGCGAGGAGCAACTTCATAAAGTATACCTTCTCCGGAACTTGTAGGACTTACTATTTCAAAAACATTTTCAGTTCCGCCAACTGCACTGTTAAAACTGTATGTTGGTACAATACTAGGCACCAAGCGAATTTGATATTCTTCATTAATAATCCCGTTAATTAGTTGACTGTTACTAGGTTTGCCGATGATTTGATTTGAAACTAGACTAGAATTAATCACTGCGGTAAATTGTTCTAACCAATTGTCATTACCAGAATCTGCCCAGGTAATAACTAATCCTCCAAGATTAATACCGTTGCTGTCAAATACTGCTTCAGTGGTGCTGACACTGTCGACTTTTAAAAAGCCACTGGCGGCAATATTACGTTTAGGATTATAAGATATTAGACGTGCAAGTTTCAATATACTATCACGACGCTGTGCAGTATCAATGAAGTTTTCACGTGCATTTAAATCACTGCGGAATGCAAGACTCTGTCCTAAAAATGCAATTAGATCAATTAATGCTACAAATTCGCTGGAATCAATATAGTCGTTGAAGTCTTCAGGATAATATAATCTTAAATAGTTGATCATACTAGCACGTAACGTTTCAAAATCGTAACTTTGAAAGTCTGCGTTGCGGAAGGTCTGATAGAGTCTAGTCCAATCTTCAGCAACTAGTAACCCTGTTTGTCTTGTGGTGATAGCCATACGAATTTCCTGTTATAATGTATTTATTATAAGGAAAAAGTAGGTATTTAATTAACTAGAGAAAAGTGTTCTAGCTTGATTATCAAACTGTAGACTCATGGTATTGCTCTGATTAGTCTGCAGATATCTAAGATCTAAAACTATTTGCAGTCCTCTTTCGTATTCTGTAACAATAATGTTATCAAAACTAACACGAGGATCGTATTTGGCTATGGCTTTGATGTCTTCTGTTATAACGCTTTTTAATTCTTCAGTGAAAGGTTCGTGTAACACGTTCCAGATAATAGTACCAAAATTTGGATTCATCAGCTTTTCACCCTTGCGAATGTTAAAGTGATTGATGATATCCTGTTTAATCAATTCCATGTCTGTCAGACGGAATTTTTTATTAGGAACTAGTGTACTGAAACCTCTATAAAAATTAGCCATAACAATATTTATCCTATGCTGTTTTTGGTTGATCTATAGTTGCAAGTTTTGGTGCCAGCACTGCTATTGCATATTTGCCATTTTGAAAATATTTGTCACCTGTTGTTCCGTACTGATCAGCACCACCTGCACCTTTACGCCACTGATTGGCGCCGCCTGCACCTAATAGATGTGCCACTGCTAGTAAACCACCAACTTCTTCAGATTTTAATTCTGAGGTTATTGCACCACGTTGTACCAAACTGGTATAATTTCTTAGGGTGTGTTCACCTATGGCCGTTTCTTGTTCTGCTTTACCTGCTGACGTTTTTAAAAATGTATCTAAACTATCTATTCCGTTTTTTCCCTTCCATTTATTAGAATTAGACATCTCTGCATTACTTGAGCAATCGCTGGTTAAATATCCTAGATCCTTAAGAGCCTGATAGCTAAATTGATATTTGCCAACAGCATTAGCAGTGTTAACTACTTCGTATTCGCTAGCAAACTTAGTTTTGTCGAATCCTAGTGCGCCACCGCTGGTTGTTTTGGCCACTTGTGCAAAATAAGCTGTCATCTGTTGAGCAGTCAATGGACCTATTGCACAGTCAGAACTAGATTGTGCGCGAAGATCTAATTCGGTGGCTCCTGTAGGTGCAGTGCCCGCCACTGCTTTGGTCTTATCAACAGCGTCCTTGTATGCCGCTGCAGGAGTTATTCCTAACGCAGTCGGTTCAGCGAATGGCGGTAGTTGCCCTCTAGCATACGGCTCATGACTCGGTGCTACTCGAACAATAGAACTTAAACTAGATGCAGCTACCCACAGTCCTGTAGAAGATTCTTTTACTGTATCAGTTAGCGAATTTACCTGTATAGGTTTAGGCGGAGTAACTGCTTTTGTACCTCCACTATTTTGTTTAATACTGCTGCCTTCCATTGATAGATCACTGCCGGCTTTTAGAGATATAGGACCAGCATCTACATTGAATTGCCCTCCTGCTTTTAAGCCTATAGTACCGCCTGCACTTACCACTATAGCGGCACCACTAAGCGCATTTATACTTGAGGCGTCAATCTGAAAACTGCTGCTTGCTTTTATATTAATTTTGCCGCCAGCGTTCATATTAATATCGCGATCAGCATGTAAATTAATACTACCTTCAGTGCGAACGTTGACTCCGTTGTTCGAGTAAACATTAATTGCACCTGTATTAGTCATTTCAATCCAACTAGTACCATCTGCATGATTGATGTACAATGAGTTTTCTGCATCATGCATCATAATTTGATGACCTTGCGCTGTACGTAATCGTATTAGTTGATCACGTCCTGTGAGGTTACCGTCATCCATGATGAAACTATGTCCACCTTGTCTAGTGGTGTAGGCATAATCTGCTTCAGTCAGCTGTCCTTTGGCCACCTTGGCTAGAAAATTATCAGGATCTCTAACTCCTGGGTCCGGAAAAGGACGACCAGGAGTACTGATACCAAATACTTGACTAGGAGTTTCACGCTGACTACTGCTGCTGATAGGTCCTCTAACAGTGTCTCGGTCTAATCCTTGATTGACCATAACTCTATACTGTGGCTCGTGAATTGGTTTCGGATTGTTAAAAAAGTCGGCTTTTTGATTGATAGTAGGATCGTTATCGTTAAATTCAGTTACTGGCGCTGGATTTCCGGGTCTGTAGGAATTTTTAATGTCTGCACTTGCTCCGCTAAGATCAGTGTTGGTACTGCCCGCTATTGCAGGTATCATAAATCTACTAATACTACTATTCACGCAGGCAAACCAGTAGCCGCGCATAGGATCGCCTGCAATAAACATTACCAATACTTCAACTCCGATATCTGGTGGTACTGCCCAAAATCCGTAGGTATTAGGAGTGTTAGTAAATTTATTAGCAGTGTTTTGTGCTCGGCCTGCATCTTTTTGTGAGATGTTAGTTACGCCCATAAAAGGACTAGCATAGCTAACAGTACGCCAATTTTTACTGTCGTCTTGATTTCCGCCTAGATCAGCTATCCACACCTGTAGGCGACCACAGCGTGTAGGATCTAAATTGTTTTTAACGATGCCAATATACGGATACGGGTCAACTCGAGTACCTGGCGCATCTTCTCTACGCTGTGATTTAACAACTTTATTACCCTGTCTTTGATCTATTGCCATTTATAATTACCTTGTTTATTATGATGCTCTTGCGTATGCATCTAATGCGTTAACAAATGCAGTTTGTGCAGCTTTATTGGCTGCATCTAGAGGTGCATACTTAGCTTGTGCAGTTGCTAACTGATTCTGTGCTAGAGCCAAGGATTGTTGATTATTAGCAATTAATGGGTCAGCTTCGGCTTGTGTTAATACTCCCCGTGCTACTCTGTCGGGATATCTATCAAGGTTAGCACGTATAGTCTCAATTCTAGATTCAATTTGCGCAACTGCATCTAACGCAGCATTTGCTGCAGATTGTGCTTGATCTCTTGCGGCTCTGGCTTGATCGGATGTAGCTTTTAATGCCAATTTCTCTGGGCCAGGCCCATGCGCTGGAGGAACAGCCGGTGGTTCTTCAACTACTGTAGCTTGAGTAATTGGTTTTTCTTCTGCAGTGTCTGCAACTTTTGCTAGTTCTTTTTGTTCAGCTGATTGTACTGGTGCTGCAGTTTCTTCTACAGGTTTATTACCAGGTGCTGGTGTTGCTTCGGGTAAGGGAGTCGCTGTGTTATTAGTTGCTGTTGTTGGTGGTGCCGGTATAGCATTTGCCACTGTGGATTTTTCATCAGTTTCAGAACGTTGAGTGGTTTGATTATTAGTATTATACTCAAGACTTGTTTGTCTAGGCAATCTTACTATCTCAAGCACCTGTTCAAATCTTCCGCCGCTGAAAGTATTTTTAACAGTAAGTACTCTATACATACCCGAAAACATACTTGTCTGCTGAAAGTCAGATGAAAAATTAGCTAAGCCAGTAACTTCACTTACATCATTTGGTGTTTTGAAGGTAACACTAACATACACTTCTCTATTGTCCATTTGCAAACTTCCGTCTGCAATTAATCTTTGATCCGACGTTGCCGGCGGAGTTCCTTTTTTTCCTGAAATAGGATCTATAACATCAAACGGTGGATAAAAAACATCATCCTGTTTGATAAATTGAGGATCACCAATTATTCGCAAACTACCTTGTATCATATCACCATTGGCTGTGGTATATATACTCTGCTGTACATCTGCAGCTGCGGCTGCCTTAGGAGTGTAACTACCGCCAGTGGCCCTAGCCTGACTATCAATAATAACTCGAGACTCTTTCATAGGTTGTATAGCGTTGGGCCCACTTTCCATGCCAACATAGTTGTCTGGATTAAGTTCTCTATCGTCATAATCCGTTAGCCCGTAGGTTTGAGACATGTGGTTTTTATATGCAGTAACCGCAGTGAAATATAGTGCGTTAAATTCTATTTTGAAATCTAATACATCTACATTTTTTCCTGTATAGTAATAGTTATATTGTTTGATCGGATGGCTCCATGTTCCTTGTGGCGCCGCTGAAATTTTAGTATTGTATACTTCATAAGGAATAATATTATAGGTAATTTCCCTACCCCAAACTTTTCTAATACCATCATATTCTATTAGTACAACCTGCGGGATTATCTTAAACCACTTTAACGGTAAATCTTTATTTGATTTTTTCTTAGCCAAGAATGATTCAACATCTGACCCATAATCTTCCGGAACAGTCAGTTGATTTTGTATATAATCACTATTACGTATTACATAATTAATAACCATGTCAATGCTAGTACCAGCGTTAATACTAAAGATGGCTGTTTTATAATCCAAGTTAGCGTTGGCTGCATCAGTTTTTCCAGCACGTATTGTAATCTCTGTGCTGGCTTCAGCCATTGGAGTATCTTTAGGACTTAATTTTTTGCCTAATATAAATTTAGCTTTTTGAAATTCTTCAGCAAACTTAAAATAAATTTTATCAGCAACTTTAATTTTATTAGTTCTAACTAGATCATTGTAGTATGCGTTGTACGCACTGCCGTAGCTTTTAACTTTGTAAATAGGGTCTGCACTAACAATAGCCGCAGTTCTTTGATCTACTGCGGTTAACGGCACAACTTCTCCGGTGGGCCCACGTGCTAGTCCGTCGGCGCCTATAGTAATATCTTTTCTGATTGGCTCGCGTTGTTTTTTAGCGCCAGTTAGCGATGATTCAGTTTCTGTACTTTGAAAGAAACTAGCGACTGTTCCGGCTACTATTTCAAAGTGTGCTGGCGTAGCCATTGTGTTTACGCTATATGCACTGTGACTGTACACTGTTGCTGCAATCTTATAGACTGCACCTTTGTTGCTAGCATCTATGTCTAAGGTCAAAATTTGTATGGGGATACGTTTTGTTTGAGTAGGAAGAGCTCCTATAATTATACCTGCGTCATTAATTGCAAAAAAATCAATCTGCAGTAGATATGGTTGTTCTAGATAATTTCTAGATTTAACTTCTGGAGAACTAGCTAATTTAATAATTCTATCTATTAAACTTATACCAAATGGTTCAATTATAGTAAAGTTAAAAGTTAAAGCATTAGTGGCGCGAGTTCTTTCATTAAGACCAATTACTGTTTCTACTTCAAGACTTTCAAAAAAGAAATCTTCACTGAAATACTGTGCTCGAGTAAATTCGGCAGGACCATTGGGCTCTTTTGTTTGATTATGCCTGCCTGCACTGGCTATTAACACTCTTTTAGGTATATAGTTTTGTGTTTTAATAACATCGTTGTATTCTTCAATTGTCAGCATAGCTAAACTTAAACCATAGGTATAACTAGCATAGGCATGTAACGGATTAGGTATTGGTGTTACGTTTATTGTTTGCCTTACTCCGGATTCTGAAGGTGGTTCTACTGTTTTTCTTGCGTTATTAGTTCCGCCCAGTACACCGTTACGTCTAATATCTTCTTCAGTGGCTACTCTGAGTCTTTGTCCTGTAGCCGGATCAATTATTGTTTCACCTACTGCGGGCGGTGGCGGCACTACAGGAATTTTTGCTGGGTCAATTTCTGATATAGTTCCTACCTTAAACCCTTCTACTTTCTGCACTGCATCTAACATTGTTGTTCTTTGAGCAGGGGTTAGTCTGCTCATTTGAGTACTAGATGGTAAACCTACTGCCTTAGTAACGCTGTTAATATAAGACGTGGTATTATTTTCAGATTCTGGAGCATATATTGAAATTGCTTCTGCAATAGTTTTGCCTCGATATCGCGTGTCCCCAAACAGTAATTTCTCTTTAGCAGCACGTCCCGCAGCGTAAGTAGGAAAAATAGCAAATCTTCCGTCGGTTCCTATTGCTCCATTAGACTGGGCGAAGCTACCAAATTCAAGGTTTCCTGGATTATTATTGCGCCAGTTTCTATCACCGGCGCGTTTAACAGTGGCTCCTGTAGAGTCTTCAAAAATACCATAACCCGGGCTATTGGAAATTACTTTGACTAATGCATTTTCTGCCATTAATTATATTCCTAGTATTGCTGTGAGTGTGGCTTTTTTTGGAATGTATATAGTAGCACCAGGCAAGAAATCAAAAATTGGATCTTTCATTGTATTAGGGTTACGTGCCGAAAATACCCAATATAAGGCGCTGTTATCGTACAAATCATAGGCCAATAAGTCCGGACGATGCTTATAGATAGCATCAATTTCGTAGACTACATCCGTGGGATCATACGGTATACTAGGCAAGGTTGACACATCTAAAAATGGTCCAAACGACTCATTATTAAAATAAGGACTGTGTCTACTGTAAGCTACTGACATTATAAGAATCCTCCATACCCGTTAGTTTTATCACGCAATAATTCGCCTGCGGCAAATTTAGTAAGATCAAATCTGTCATGAAGATTTTTGCGACTATACTGTGGTTTCAATGTAATACTTATAGAACTGCTAGTGGGTAACCTGGTGATCTCGGTATCAAAGTTCTTTTGAACAACACCAAGTCTCGGTCCAGGCAAATTATCTGCTCGCTCAGGATTTACTCCTGTCTGAGTACTAGTTAATGTTTTGACCAGCATAGGAATTTCCATGTAGTCTACATCCGCAGCCAATGTGTGAGTAAAGTTTGTAATCACACAAGGAACATGCGGAAAGTAGTGACTGCCGTAACCGTCTAAGAACACTATCGGTGGAGGATTGCCTACTCCCTGACCTTGCCCAAAAAACATCTTGGTAGCTGCACGAAAAAAGTATATAACAGCCATTAGATATTTTCCTTCTTCTATATTTTGCACAGTAAAATCACCCTGGATAGTTATGTCACTTACATCACTGTTATTATAAAAGTTCTGTGCGTAGTTACTGTGTGTTGGATTTACTGGTGAGTAAGTGGCAACGTGCGACACAGTGATATTAGGAGTATAAGGAAAAATAACTCCGTTGGTGCTTTTTAGTGGAATTAATAGTTGGTTGCCTTCTACTGCATTATAAAAAAATCTAGCACGTTCTGACAGACTTATGCGCACTCGCCAATCTTTATCCATGTTAGCATTGCCGGTATCCGGTTCTGTGCTGAACGCAACACTAGGTTCCGCTGCGGGATTGCTAGCTTCTCCACCTTCTTTAATACCTGCGGCAGCAAGTCGCTGGTTTTTTGGATCACTTAATCCCTCAATACTTGGGTCGTACCCGCCGCCACGAAAATCTGGAGCTCCTGTATAATTCTCTGATATGGCTGCCTGCCCGCCAAGACTGTTACCTGCACTTTCTACATAACCTGTTGTTGGATCATATCCACCGGCTCGAGCATCTGGATCATAACCTCCGCCAGTCCATGTGGTTGTTGCGTTAAAATCGGGTGCTCCTGTATATGGCTCTAACGCTCGAGGATCATACCCGCCACCTGACGCTACAGTTTGATCACCAGCAAATCCACCTTCAGAATCCGGAGCTGTACTTTCAGTAGGCTTGTATCCTGTTTCACGACTGTAACTTCCACTGGTTGCTGTAACTGGTCCAGCAACATACCCAGGTGTTGCTATTTCGTAACTGGCCGTTCCTGTACTAGCTTTGAACTGCCTAAACGACTCACTCATTGAAGCATCAGATGCAGCTTCATCCTCTGCTAGAATTTGTCGTTGATCACGTTCACTCAATTGACCAAACTGGATATCTTGTCCAGTGTCCGGATCTTTAACCACAGTGTCGTAAACAAAAATTGCCATAATCCAATTACCTCTTGTATAGTGTATTTATAGGCTATATAATAGTAGTAGTTAAAAGAAAACCCAATCTATGAAAAAGGCTGTTAAGCTAGAAAGGAAGCAGATAAATTAAAAGGAAAGTAGATGCGTCGCGTAAATTATTTGAATAATAAAGATATTCTTAAAGAAATCCACAAAAGTAAATTAACCTACTGTACATTCTCTGATCCCGGAGTAGCCAACTATGATACTATTGTTAGTGGAGTTGCAAATATTACCAAAAAAGCAGTAGCAGAAGCTAGAAAACTACGTAGCGAACGATTAGCCAAAGAACAGCAAGATGCTGAACTATTGCTAGGTAATAAAAGAAAATTAGATGAGTTTGCTATTCCTGTAGAAAATATTCCAGTTACTGATGTGGTATTTCGTGTTATGACCTGGGAACACATACCCATCGACACCGTTAAACAGCGCAAAGCTGATGCTAAAGCACAAGAAGAATACGACGAAGATAATTTTGAAACAGAATACGACGAACCAGTTGTAGTCAAAGGTGCGGCCAAATATGTTAAAATAAATTTTCCTCCATTTCAACATTACTGCGTTGATCAAGATCTAACTCCAGTATTAGTAGGCAAAAGTCACTGGAAAGGTGGTATCACTCCGGGAGAATTCAGTAAAGATCACGGACAGATGACTCCTAAATTAGCGCACATGTTTGTGAAGTTATGTGAACGCTATGCTACCCGTTCAAACTGGCGTGGTTATACCTACAATGATGAAATGCGTAGTCAAGCTCTGTTGCAACTAAGTCAAATTGGTCTACAGTTTGATGAAGCCAAAAGTCAAAACCCATTTGCCTACTACACCGCGGCAATTACCAACAGCTTTACCCGTGTATTAAACATCGAAAAACGCAATCAAAACATTCGAGATGACATCTTAGAGATGAATAATTATGCTCCTTCGTATACTAGACAAGGTGATTGGGGCGGTGGTGGTTGGGGTGCCGATGAGTAAACCTGTTTTGTTATTGCACAACGGAAATTCTACTGTTAAAAATAAATTTGCAGTTATTTCAAAATTAACACCAATTAACACTATTGCAAATTACAAAACATTAGATAGTAAGATACAGTTTTTGAAAAATAATCCAAATTCTGTCACTGATTTGACGTCGGCAGACACGATAGAGGATACAGAATTATTTCAATTAAAAGATTTTTGTCGGGTTATAAAGATAATAACCTCATACGACAACGATGTAACTTGTCTTGAAAATGTAGTTAACGTTGAAGATTTCACGTATAGTATATGGCTTCAAGGTCTGACTTTAAGACTATGGGCAGTTGATGAGTTCTACTGGATGGATCAACTTGATTTAAATGCAAGCAATTGCTCTGAGGCAATTATATTTTCGCCTGGCAGAACCGGAACACATGTGTTAGCGGACATTTTAAAATTACCGTATTTACACCATAGTGAGACATTATTTGAATCTAATAACTTTAAAAAACTAACTAATAGTAAAAATATTTTTTCAATACTTAGGATAAACTTGTATCCTACGGTCATCAGCCAATCAATCGCTCAAAATTTAAACTTTTGTATGACAACTACAACAGCGTCATACAATCAAAATCTTAAATTAATAAAAAGTTCTGCTCCGTTTACTATAAGTGAAACTGACATCAAGCATTCTCTCAAAAGTATTATTACATTTATTAACTTACTGCTACTTTTAAAAATTTTTTATAAGAAATCTATTTCCTTTACTTTTTTAGAGTACTTAACAGAACATTTCGACAAAATTAATTATATTAAAAATCCTTACACAGATACAGATTTAGTTTTGAATACTGAAGAAGTTAACCATATAATAACTAGTAAATACCAATCAATTTATTCTTATTCAATTAACCAAACTATTAGACACTGCGGAGTATCTATCATATAATAAACTATGGCAAACTTATTTAAAAAAGCAGCAGTATTAACCGACATCCATTTTGGCCTAAAGTCCAACAGTCAACTACATAACGATGATTGTTTAAACTTTGTTAAATGGTTTATTGAAGAAGCAAAGGCAGAAGGATGCGATACTTGCTTTATGCTAGGTGACTGGCATAACAACCGTGCAGCTATTAACATCGTTACTTTGAACTACAGTCTAACAGCCTTAGAATTGTTAGGCAAAGCCTTCGACCGTGTTATCTTTATTCCAGGCAATCATGACCTATACTATAGAGATAAGCGTGATATACAGTCAGCTGAATGGGCTAGGCACATTCCTAACATTGAAATTGTAAATGATTTCTACTCAGAAGGTGATGTAGCTATTGTGCCTTGGCTAGTAGGCGACGACTACAAAAAGATTCCTAAAATGAATGCCAAGTATATGTTTGGGCATTTTGAATTGCCGCACTTCTTTATGAATGCTATGGTACAGATGCCCGAACACGGCGAGCTACGCGGTGAACACTTTGGTCACGTTGATCATATGTTCAGCGGACACTTTCACAAACGCCAGACTAATAAGAATATCACATACATTGGTAATGCGTTTCCACATAATTATGCAGATGCAGGTGATGATGAACGTGGTATGATGATACTCACTTGGGGTGCTGAACCAGAGTTTCATGCTTGGCCCGACCAGCCCAAATATCGAGTATATAATCTAAGCGATATGTTACGCACTCCAGAAACTTTGCTATTACCAAGTATGCACTGTCGTGTAAACATCGACGTAGACATTACCTATGAAGAAGCTACGTTTATCAAAGAAACATTTGTAGGTACATACAATCTACGTGAGCTTACATTGATTCCTGTTAAGAATATGGATATTGGACAAGATATACAATTAGGAAATATACAGTTTGAAAGTATCGACACTATTGTAACTAATCAATTGACTAATATCAACAGCGATCATTATGATCCAAAACTTTTACTTGATATCTACAGACACCTATAATGCATCAAGAAGAAATATCTCAACAACTGCTTAAGTGGATGGAAGAATTTGTAGAGCAATCACACCCTGGTTTAGGAAATTGGCCTGATGAGTTATAATACCTATCAAAAATTTAATACCTACGGACAGTTAAGATCCGTAATGTTAGGATCTTACGTTTATCCGGAATTTTTTTCAAAAATTAAATCTGCTTCAGTGCGAGAGCCATTGATGCGTATGTCGCATGAGATTAATGAAGATCTTGAAATTTTTGAAAAGACTCTCAAAGACTACGGTTGTACTGTTATCAGACCAGATACTCCTACAGGTTATTTTGATTCAGATAATGCGTATGTTCCACCGTTACATGTAAGAAACTTGCACGCTGTTATTGGTGATACTATGTATCAATTCAGTCCAGATTTTTATAATCCAATTACTCCAATATTAGAAAAATATTGCCCTAATGTTATTAATTTAGTAAATCAAAATGATGAATTTTATTCTGCTTCGATGTCTGCAGCATCAAATAATTACAATCAAGAAAAAGATATTTGGTATTCACACGAAAAGTATGTTG